CCTTTTTCATTCATAGATGCGAATGAAGTCATAGTTGCACCTGGAACTAGTTCCACGTTACATCCATAACCATTCTCAAGAATGATTTTGTCTACATTTGCCATTAATTCAGCTGATGCCCAGTTCATTTCTGCTATTTGAACATCACCACAGTCAGCAAAAGCTGCTGTTCCAGCTGTTGCAAGTGTTGCTCTTCTTCTAGCTGTTCAAATTGCATAGGAGAGCCACACATTGGACAGTACTGAGGCACTTCTTCGTTATCTATTACCATTACCTGGGATTCTGTATCACAGGCGATACATTCAGTCCAATATTCTTCTTCCATTTGATCTCCTAAAACGTTATTTCGCAAGCTCCTCCAACGCACGCTGCTGAACCAATCGTGTCTACATCTGTAAACTTTTTAATCTCTAACTGAGATACAAAGTCAATTGGTGATAGGTTCTGTTGTGCCTTAGTCCATTTATGTAGCAAGAAAACATCTTTGAGACAATACTCTGCTTCTTTTAAGTCATTCATGAAATAGTTATCTGCGAACTTCTTGAAACGACGAATCCATTCAGCATTAAGATCAGATACTTCTCCACGATACTCAGCAGGTGTTTGAGCTTGCATAGTAGCATCCCACAGATCACGGAAACCAGACTTACGAGTATCTACAATCAATCCAGATGCAAATAAAGCAGCTTTACCATAACGATTAACGATTTGATCTTCTGTAAGTACTTCTGTCATTGGAGCTTGGTTAAAGTCTTTATCACCCATACCAGCTAAGAAAGAGATACCAGCAAATGAATGTCTGTTATTGTATACGTAATCTTCTACTTGAGTCCACTGATGAGGTTGTACTGTAACTGTATTAGAAACGTTATGCCTAATACGAGGATCAGCGCATAACTCAATATTAGTCCCAGCTTCTACCCAGTTATTCTGTACTAGTGATACCTTTTCTAGTAAGTCAGTACCATATAGCTCATCTCTATACAAAGAACCTTCCGGAGCAATGATTGGGAAAGCAACACAGTAATCTGTATTGTTAGCATTCCATACAGACTCTTCTACCATATAAGGGTTAGTCTTAGCAATCAGTTGAGCAACTTCTGTCTCTTTGTTAAGTTGGATATGACGAATATAACGAGGTGAATGCTCAGCATGAATACCAGATGCAGTCTCAAGTAATACAGAAGCATTACCAGAAGGTTTAACACAAGTAGTACGAGCAGCTTGATTAATACCAATAAGAGCAGCTACTTCTTTATTTACTTGCTTTACAATCTTAGCACCTTGCTTCTGAATATCAGCGTCTAATAGTACTTCTGGATTATTCATCCAACCCGTTACTGATACACCAAGCAATGCTTCTCTATCAAAGATCTTTCTAGATGTTTCTGATAGGTATTTGAACTCAGTATAACCAGCTTGTAGAGTACCCATAATAGCACCTGCACGACAAGCTTTATAGAACTCTTCTGGTGTCTTACATTTACCGCCATTGATCTCAGTTAGGTTACATCCTTGCCATCCTGACTCACCATCAATCTGAGGATACATGCCAATCTCAACACAAGGGTTAGTTGTGAAGTCTTTATCTTCTACAAAGTAGAATCCTGGCTCACCAAACTCTTTGATTGAGCTCATAAACTTAGAGAAGTCTTCTTTACTAATTTCATCGCGTACTATTACAGCAGAGTTGTTTGAACGACCACGCTGTGGGTTATCCATAAACCAGTTACCAGTTTTTGCTTTCATCATCTCTTCGTCATCGTATGAGAACAAAGCAATAGTAGCAGAACGTCTAACACCACCAGCAAGTACAGCATCAGCTGCATGCATAGAGATATCATATACATCGATAGGACGTAGACGAGTTTCGCCGGCTAAGATACGGGTTTGTATTAGGTGCTCAATCTTATCGAGAGCCCTGCGGAGCGGTTCAGGTCCTGGGGCTTTGAAGCCTCCATTTATCATTGCACCTTTAGGACGGACTTGGTTAATATCGAAGTAAACTTTACGTCCTTCTACCTCTGGAAACTGACCTCCGCCAACAAAGTATGATGACATAAGAGCACCAAGAGCATCAGCCCAACCTTCGATTGAGTCTTCTACTACCCAACCTTTAGCTTGCTTCTTACGTTCTTGTAGATCTGGCATTTTAGCTACATGATGCTTTTGTACTGAGAAGCCAGCACCAGCACCGCATAGTAAAATGTATAGCAACTCAGAGAAGTATCTTGGTCTATCAGCATAGGTAGATGTGCAGTTATACATTTTCATCTGATGCTTTAGTAATTGATCACCACCGAATTGCAATGCACGTTGAGCACCGAGAGTATACTTAAGTTTATATGCTGCTTCTGCTTCGTCAATCAACAGAGATAATTCTGGAGACATTTTCTCAGAGTAAAAGCCACGATGCATGTCCATCACACGTGCTACAGATTCGTCCCAAGATTCATATCGTTCTTTTTCATCATCCCACCTACTATAACCTTCATAAAATTTAGCTTGTGACATTACGTGTCTTGTATCGACTTCACGATTTGATTGAACGACTTTTAACATTTATTGACCTCTCGGGAAAAGTATTTACGCCCGTGTAAGCATATTCTTACACAGAGTATTATGGATTGTTATTTTGTTAGTGTATTATATATTACTTTTGAGTCCTGTGAAACTGTTATTTCACGTGTTTCTGAAAAAATATTTTTTTTATTTTTTTTCGTCTACTGGCTCAGGCTCAGGCTCGTCTTCAAGAGCTTCTTCGTAATAAGCAATAATAGCTTGTTGATCTTTTACGTAGCGACGAAGATCAGCAATACCAATAGCTAGGTTCTCATACCCTTTTGGAGTGATTGTAAATAGAACCACATTACCAGTCTTAGTATCAATCTCTGCGAGTTTCTCTTCTAGATTCTCTTCAGTGATTACAAACCAATCAACAGGAGGAAATTCTACTGCTTTTGGTCTTTCTTGAACAGGTATGTTTTGCTCTTGGTACTTAGTCTCAACTACTACCTCAGCCTCCGGAGTTCTCCCCAGACACCCCGCTAGTATCATCGGGCTTATCAGAAGGAGGAGTAGTTTCATCTTGGATCCGTCCAATAAGTTTGTTAACGGCGTTGTTAACTCGGTCTTCAAGTCCTTGTGCATTTGTTAATGCCTCCATAGTCAAATCGATTTTAGCAAATACACCTCTTAGCTTATCTAAGTGTTCTTGGGATTGCTGCAATCTTTTGGTTAAATCTTTATTTAGTTGTTCATTCTTCTTTTGATCAGCTGCCATCTTCTCTACAGTCGCCTGGAGCGTTTCAGCTGCTGACTTTAATTTTACATTATTTTCACGCAAAGTGCCAATGGTTTCTTGTGACCACATATAATAACTGTAGCCTGCATAACCAACACCGCTCATCAAAGAGATGAGAAATAAAAATAAATATACCTTAGCCATTATCTTCCATGTGCTTTCTGAACCGTTTTAACAGTACGGGTAACTGACTCTTTTTTCGTCTACGGTCCGTTACATTAATTTCTTTAGGTCTCTTACCCATAACAGTAGTAGCTGGATTAGGAATAGATCCTGTATTTACAGCTGCTACATCTTCGTTTTTTTGTTTACCTTTACGCATATTAATCTGCCAATGTGCTAATTGTTTCTTACGCTTACTCGCTGTGGAGGATGATCTAATCTTTTTAAGAGCTGAGATAGAAGCCTTTTTAGGTATTCCGTGTCGTGCACTATCCCCTTTGTCTTGAGGGTTACGACCGTCTTGGAAGTTTTCTTTCATACTAGCAACTCGCTTATTGTCACGTATACTTTTTGATTTGTATTTCTATGAGTCATTTCATATACTGGCATACCAAAAATATCACCTACAGGATAACAATCTTCATTAGCTATAACAACATCTTTTTTTCTTACCATCTCATCTAAGGACTTATTAAGCATCTTACCTTCTCTTACTTTATAAGAGCCAGGAGACATTCGTCCGTCATCTAGTATGAACCACTGAGAGCTTTCTTCTAACAAGTCTAAATGATCAACACCAGCTTTACTTAATGCTTCCTTAATAGTCTTCTCAGACACGCTAAAATGCTCTTTAATTAGATAAAGAGCACTAGCATAAGAACCTATCTTACCACCAGGTATTAATTTTTTAATATTATATACTAGCCTATGAAAAGGCGTATATACGTTGCGCTCATCTGATGTTTCTGGCTTTCTAACTCTTTTACCTTTTTCATCTATGATGCCTAGTTTAAATGCTTCTGTATCCTCAAAGTTTGTTATCAATAACTTTAAAAATCTAAAAGTATAAACTAAATCACCAGCGCGTTTAATTATACCCATTATATCTTCCTTAATGCGTCTACTATGGTTAAGTCTTTTTCAAGCTCAGGATGATCATTAATAGCATTAACAAATACTAAGAATGGATTAATTAACCTCCAGTGCTTTTCATGCAACTTAAGTTCTAATATATTTAAACCAGCCTCCATACCAAACACATTAAACATAATAACTAAATGATTTAATATGAGACGCTCTGATAGTTTACCTGTCTCCAGGTAACGATTTAACAATCTTTTAATATACTTGAACCTTTTTAATTCCTCTTGAAACTCCTCTGCATCAATATACTTTGGATTATAATAATGCTTGGCAGCGTATAGATGAAGGTTCTCTTCAGTTAGTTTAATCATAGCGACTCCAATAGAATGTTACTTCTATTTAGAGGGAATTATATCTTTCATTTGTTCTACAAGAGCTTTTTTAGATTGACGTCTATCTAGCTCTACCCCATGTTCACGTCCAAGGTCTTCTAGCTCTTTTTTAGACATAGAACTAAGCTCGTTATCTGCCATTGCAGCTTGAATCTTACCTTCAGTAATCATATCCTGAACGTCTTCTTCTGTTGCAACAGGAGCAGGAGCAGGAGCAGGAGCTACAGGAGCAGCTGCCCCTTCTTTTTCAGCCCAGAACTCATCAATCTGTTCTTGAGTAAACGTTTTAGGTAGTAGAATTTCACTTGTTGCCCAATGCTTCCATCCATGAAGTACTGGGACTGCACGTCTACACCAGGCGGGAGGTTTAATAGCCATTTAATTTCCTTTCACTTAACCAGCTTTTGTTGTGTCCTTAACGGGATTTCTTACTGACTTGTCACCCTTCATATTGTCACCTGATCTAGCTTTTGCTTTTGGACCAGCGCGACCTGCTTTAGATGCATCGTCATGACCTTTTTCTTCGGTATCGTCTACCTTCATGCCAGCTTCCATGTCTTTTTTAGTCTTCTTGGTCATAGGAGCCATACCGTCTTCTTTATCTTGAGCAGGCGCTGCGCCTTTATAGTGCATGGCTCTGGCTTCTAAGATACGAGCATAAACAGAAGGTAAAGTACTTTCCATTGTATCAGCGTTCTGAGTTGACGCTTTGTCTTTAGTTTTCTTAGGATTCATTTCTACTTCATCTCCACCTTTAACGTTCTTAGAGATAGCTTTGCGACGCTTGTGTAGATACTTATCTGTTGAGTCAGCATCTCCGTCATTGTCAATATCTTTGTCGTCACGGTCTTTATGCTTACCTTTAAGCTCTTTATGGTTTACTGGGTCCATAGCTTCTTTTTTCTGAATAGGCATTTTCTCTGCCTTATTCGGAATATCAAAAGGTGCTTTAGGTAGCGTTACAGCTGCCTTACCTTTTTCTGATCCTGCAGAAGCTTTAGCAAGTTTCTTTGCCATAGCTGCTTTTTGACTTTCGTTAACTTCAGAATACGCCTCAGTCAACTTTTTGATCCATTCGCTCATTTGTATTCTCCTTACATCCAAAGTTGAGCTGCGATTGATCCTGCTATAGCAACGAGAGCTATCCAGAATAGTTTATTAATAGTATGTACAGTACGAGCATTATCGTCGCACTTCTTTTCAATTACATCTAATTTAGCTGAGAACTTGTTCATTCGTTCCCATGATCTTTCTCGATACTCGTTATAAGCATCCATTTTTTCTTCAAAACGAGCTAGTGATATTAACACATCACCCATCTTATCTAACTTTTCTTCTATGCGATCTAATCGCTTATTTGTTGGCTCTGCCATTATTTATACCTTAACAGTTCCAGCGTCGTCGCGCTGCCTTTCCTCTTTCGCCAGTCCATCCTCTAGATCTAGCACAGAAACTTTTACGTCTACCGTGTGCTTTAGTTCCAGGCTTAAGAGTACTTGGCTTTGCTGTAACAGCTGTTTGTAATTTACTGCCAGGGTTGCGACGTCTATATTTTGCGACGCCTTGTTTTGTCATTCCAGCTCCTTGCTTTACAGATAGCTTATCGCCAGACTTAACTGACATACCAGACATATCTTCTTTAACAAGAAACCCATCATCGTTTTTCTTCATACCTTTTGGAATAGGTTTGCAAGTAAGAGTCCTTTGACAGTAATATTGGCCAGCAGGACAATCTCCTGCTTTAGCTTCTTTAACAAAGGTCTTAAACTTAATCATTTCTTTTTCTCACGATCAATCATCTTACGAATCTTAGCTAGCTTGTCTTTATCATTGTTAGTCAACTCTGGACGTTTAGTCATAGCTGTTTGACCATCAGGAATAGTAGCTTCTTTTTTCATAGCATCTTTCCCGAGAGCTTGCTTCACTTTCTTTTGTGCATTTTTATCTAAGCTTTTCAATCCACCTGGTCCTTTTTGACCTATCATATGTGGATTGTCTTTCATCATACGTACCGTATCTGGATCTGCAGTAGCTTCCCTTGTAAGCTTAACTACTGCTTTACTAATACCTTTTTGACGGTTTTTAGCTTTATCCATAGCTCGTTGAGACTTACCATAAGCCTTATACATATCTCTATCTTTATCAGCCATATCACCAGCATCTGCATGACGTTTTGCTTGTGCTGTTTGCTTTACTGCATCAGGACCAGCTTTCTTAATATAAGAACCTAGAGTCTTTTTATCAAGCTCACTAATTGTTTCTTCTGCAGTTGGCTTAACTTTAGAACGACCTGTCATTTTATTAACATACATATCAGATCCTCTAGATCTTTTTGTTAGACCTTGCATAGCTTTCATCCCAGCTTTTGCATGTTTAACACTTGCGGGTTGATCCAAAGCTGCTTTGACTTTGTTACGTTTTTGATCAATGTCTTTTGCAGCAGCTTTTCCATAAGCCTGCATTTTGCCCATTGAGATTTCACTGAAGCTTTTCATGGTAGACTCCGTTTTAGGTTTTGATTTTACATTCATAAGCTTACCGTCTCTATCCCGATCAGCTTTTTCTTTATCAAGACGAGCTTTGTGTAAAGGTGACATCATACTTTTAGCTTGACTTTGAGGCTCATCATAAGCTTCTTTACCGTCATATTTACCAGACTTCTTAAGCTTGGCCATTACAGCTGCTTGTTGAGCTGGATTAGCAAACTTTTCAGGTAGGGGTGGAATCTTTGAGCGCTGCTTATCAAGAGGATCAGACCGTAACTTAGCACCTCCATCACCATCTGCTCCAGCATCGCCTTTTCTTAACTTACCGTCTCGAGTAAAGTGATACCCTTTTGGTGCACCTTTAGTCTCTTTTTGCATCTCTCTTTTCTTGAAAGTCTCAAGACCTTTTTTATCTCCAGATGCCATACGATCTGTTTTATTAGACTGAGTAGTAGCAATGCGTTTCATAGCACCTTCAGTCTTAGGTTTATCATGAGAGTATCCCATTTTATTCATAC